TCAAATCCTGACCACTGGGAGCAGTTGCTTGCCAAGTATAATCTTGAGTACTTGAAACCTCCTTTAGGACATACCGAAGTTGGGGCGATCATAAAGCAACTGAGCAAGAAAGATTACTTTTACAAGTGTGAAGACCAACCTATTGTCAGTTTCTGCAATAAGGCTGTTTGCGTAACACGGAAGTTTGGTGTTGGTCCTGGACAGTTGAACAATGACCTTAGCAGCCTGACCAAGATAGACGGCGACCCACCTATTTGGATATTAAATGTTGATGGGCAGCGTGTAGAACTAAGCACCGAAAGCCTTGTTTCACAGACCATTTTCCAAAAAGAATGTGTTGGGCAAATCAACCGTTTTCCAATAATGGTCAACGCACGGGCATGGCAAACAAGAATTCAACTGCTGTTAGATAACTTAACAGTTGTTGAAGTCCCACCTGATGCTACCCTAAAAGGTGAGTTCACTGACCTACTTTCTAGCTTTTGTTGTGATAGGGCAAAGGGTGATTCCCGTGATGAAATATTGCAGGGTATCGCTGTTTGGACAGACGATAGGGTGTATTTTCAGGTAAAGGATGTCCGTAAACATCTGCAAGTGAACAACTTCACGCATTACACAAGCAATAAGATCACTTTGAGATTAACACAGTTGAAGGCAGAAAAGATGTTCTGGCGGGTTAAGGGTAAGGGAGCTCATGTTTGGAGCCTACCGCAGAGCATGTTTGCACAAGACGATGACTCGCCCATTATTGATCTACCGCCGCTTAAGCAAGCTAAAGATATTCTCTGATGCGTATTATACTTGGGCCTCCTGGAACAGGTAAAACAACAAAGCTGCTATCATTAGTGGAGTACTACATTGAACACGGTACTCCACCAGAACGCATAGGGTATTTCGCCTTTACCCGTGCTGCTGCTCAAGAAGCTATGACACGCGCTATGGTGCGGTTCCGCTTGGTTGAAAAGCAGTTACCGTACTTTCAAACCCTGCACAGCTTGGCTTATCATCAGATTGGTGTAACGCGCCAACAAATGATGACAGAGGAAAGTTACGCAGAGGTTGCCAAGTGGTTGAAGATAGGTGGCTTTGTTACAAATAGTGAAATGGACAGTGGCCCGTTTTTAGATTTCGGGTATGGCGATAAATTTCTTGAGTTGATAAATATAGCGCGGATACTGCGCAAGCCATTACGCGCAGTGTACAACAGCAGTACAGTCCCACTCAAAACAGATTGGCAGCGTGTAGACTATGTGCAACGCGGGTTAAGACACTACAAAGATACCATGCAGATATATGATTACACAGATCTGTTAGAGCAGTTTTTGGTACGTGACTTAGCCCCTAAACTAGAGGTGGTATTTATAGATGAAGCGCAGGATCTCAGCCCAATTCAATGGGAAATCGTATACGCGCTCGCCGCGAAGGCGACACATGTTATTATCGCGGGGGACGACGACCAAGCAATATACCGTTGGGCCGGAGCAGATGTTGCACAGTTTATTGGTGTTGATGGAAGCGTTGAAGTCCTCGGAAAAAGCTACCGGATTCCCGCATCCCACCATTCAGTAAGCCAAAAGGTAGTTGAGCGGATCCCTTTACGTAGACCAAAGCCCTTCATACCAAAGGAAGAAGCAGGTACGGTAGAGTGGCACAGGCACAGTGAAGAAGTTCCCTTGGACCAAGGTAATTGGCTCTTGTTAAGCCGTACCCGTAAGGGTGCTGAACGTTTGGAATCCGAGGTTAGGCAGCGTGGTCATTTGTATAGCTACAATAATTCACGTAGCGTAGATAGCGAAGTGCTATTGGCTATCCGCAGTTGGGAAGATCTCCGTAACGGCGAAGACCCTATTACTAAGACAACCCGCAAGGATGACCGTGGGCAGGACGTCTTGCCAAATGGTAACCTTTTGACTAGGACGGCACAGTGGTTCGTGTTGCTTTTGCATCCTGAAAATGGTCCGCAGCGTTGCCTGATAACGATGAGCAGTACACAGCTTAAGAAAAGCCGTAACTGGGTGACCATGACACAGTCTGTCATGGGGCGTAACAAAAATGGCAGCTTTGTGATGCCTATCATGAGCCAGTTTTACACGTTGCGTACAACAGAAGAGCGTAACGATAAGGGTAGTTGGTTTGGTTGGGATATTGCACGTATCGGGCAGCTTGATATCGGTACGGAAGAAAATGGTTGGCAGGGCAAGGATAGCGAACTGTTGCAGATGGGTGTGGCCTTTAGCAAGGCTGTTGCATCAGGTGATGTCAAGGTTAAGGAAGACAATATGGACTCTCATGAGTCCGACGACGCAGCCCCGTTCTGATAAGGGTTCGGGGGCAGCAATGCCCCCGAATACCATTTTAGTTAGCACATCGGGGGGATTATGTTAAAAATCGCAGAAAAATTTAACACGTTACTAAAAGGGAATGACCGTGCCCATGGCACGTTCAACGTTGCCAATGCACGTTCAGACGGCAAGAAAACGGGCGTAGCAAAGATATTAAGAGAATCAACAACCATTGCCCATTGGGAAGACCATTTGCAGGGCAAGGTTGGTTTAGGAATTATTCCTATTACCGACGATAATGTTTGCCATTGGGGTGCTATTGATATTGACAGCTACACTATAGATTTTGAGTCATTAATTTCAAAGTTGAATGACCACAAAATTCCTGCGGTGGTTTGCCGTAGTAAGAGTGGTGGAGCTCACGTTTACTTTTTCTTTAAGGAAGAAATCCCTGCCGAAGATGTGATGAACAAACTTGCGGAGGTATCTGCGTTAATGGGCTTTGCAGGAAGCGAAGTGTTCCCAAAGCAGAGCAAGTTACTTGTTGAACGCGGGGACACAGGCAATTTCTTGAATATGCCGTACTTTGGCGGTGACAATACAACTCGTCATGCGTACAATGCTAAAGCAGAGCCTATTGATATGGAGGGCTTTATTTCATACGCAGAAAGCCTTGCCATAACACAAAAGCAGTTTGACGCCTTAACCGTAGTTCCTAAAGCGGTTAAGAGTCTGCTGCCTGATGGCCCACCATGTTTGCAGCATTTGTGTAGTCAGGGCTTTGGCGAGGGCAGCAGGAACAACGCCTTATTCAATTTGGGGGTATATGCGCGACTATCAAATCCTGACCACTGGGAGCAGTTGCTTGCCAAGTATAATCTTGAGTACTTGAAACCTCCTTTAGGACATACCGAAGTTGGGGCGATCATAAAGCAACTGAGCAAGAAAGATTACTTTT